ATACAGGAAGTGGCCGATGCCGTCCTCGATCAGCAGCATAGAGGTAAGAACGTCTTCTGTGGTGAAGAGGATCGGATTGCCGGAACCCTTGTAGTTCTTACGAGCCTTCAGAGCGGATACGATGAAGTTCTTAGCCATCTCCTGCTCATTCTTGCCGGGATCAACAGTTGCGCGGATGGTGAACAGCGGAACATCTGTTGCGATAGGTCTGATGTGATCTTCGGAGATCTTGTCATCGTCGGAAGCAAGTCTGCCGTCGCCGATAAGGCCTGCTCTTGCGATTTCCTCATCCAGCTGGCCTCTCATCTCGCCTTTGATCCATGCGATAACATCGAAATCTGTAATATCGATTGTGTCATCTCTGTCCATCTTCTGTTTCTTGTAGATGGTCTGAGGATCGGTTGTTCTCTTCAGAAGGCTGAAGACCTGCTCTTTCTTGGTGTGGCCTTTGAGGTAACCTCTAGCTCTAGCCTGCTCGCCAGTAAGATCTGCGAACTGGGACTTAATGCGGGAGAAAGGAAGGTGATGAGCGCCGTTCAGGAATACGGATACCCAGCCGGTGTCTCTCTTGATCCATTCCGGAGGAGTGTTCAGAGACTTGTACTCCGGGAAGAGCATATCAGGATCACGGAAGCCGTAAGTCTGATTAGCTGTAGCCTGGGAAGGGCCAGTCATGCCATCTGTCGGAACAGTCATAGCGTGCATAAGCTCGCCATCTTCGATCATCTGGTTAACGGCCTCTCTGTAAGAGCCGACCTTCTTAGCATTGGAGTGAATCAGTGCCATATCAACCGGAGCTGCGCCGGTGTAGTTTGTCGCGGAATCGTCAAACGCGTTGTGTTTCATATCGGATCCTCCTTCGGAATCTTCGTCTTCGTCGTCTTCTTCGTCGTCTTCGCCAGCGCCTTCAGCAGCCATGCCTACAAGTGCGTAGAGAGCTTCTTTCTGCTCATCAGTCATGGTGTTGACGATCTCTTCGATTGTCTTTTCTTTCTTTTCAGTATCAGCCACGGGCTTTTCCTCCTTATCATCTTTTCCTCCATCGGCGTGGAAAAGCTCGATAGGTTCGCCAGAGTAAATCTCAGCAGAGAACTGTCCTTCCTCATCGCCGTGGGTGATTACTTCTTCGATGTATGCTCCAGGATTTGCGCCAGCCAGAACGAGGCTTACCTCGCGGATCATACCGTGAAGAACATCGCCACCAGCCTGACGAAGCTGGTTTGCATAAATAGAAAGAGAGACGACATCACCGTGCTGTACACACTCTTTGCCATCTCTCCCACCTTCTGTGTTGTTAAACGCACAATGCGCGAGCATACCGTCTGAAACTTCCTGCAGATCAGCAAAGCCGATCACGTTAGAAATATCTCCGTGCTGGTGATTCCAGACAAGTGGCACTCTCTTACCGTCGCAGTCTTTGAAAGCGCCTCTACGAATTGTACGTCCATCAGAACAACGCAGATCATTACGTGTGGCATAGCCACTGAAATCATAATTTACTGCCATTTTGATGTTTCTCCTTATTCAGTTTTATTCAGACGGTTACGTCTTTGTTAGCTTCGATCACTGCTGCTCCTACTGGATCCAAAGGTGTACCGGACGATGTCGTAGGACCAGAGCCAGGTAAAGCTCCATGTTGTCCCATCTCATCGGGCGACTGATTGAGGTTAGCGTTAACCAACATGTCAGCCTTAGGATCGTCAGAAGGTTTCCAGCCAATTACCGACCTGATCTCGTTCGAAGACGCGATCTCATTACGAGTGAACTTATCGGCAAGCTCAGCAAGATCCTTAATAGGAATGAGCTTGAACGCGTCTCTATAGAACCGAATCGCCTGGCCCTGAGTTCTAGCCGTCGGAGTCAGGAACTTACGCTGCATTTCAAGCGCAAACGCAGAAAGAACAGGCTCGATCGTATTGTTGTAATAGTTGATCATAGTCTGTTCGTCAGCTGTTCCATTAAGGATTGCCTCAGTAATGCCAAGCTGCGCATACAGCATAGCTGTGAGATCCTTAACTTCGGTCCATATGTTGTTTTCAATTGATCGGTTAAGCTGGGTGATCTTTTCGGTTCCGTCAGTGTACGCAATACCGTACTTAGAACCGGCCAGCTGCATTTCGATGTCTTTACGTCTTGCTTCAGCCTGCTGCTTTCTTGCGGTAGACTTGATGACGTAAGGCAGCTGAATTATTAAATCGAGCTTTCCGGACGAGGACTGTTCGTCAACGTAGTCAAGTAGGTTGAGCTTTCTAATCAGTCTCTGAAGAGTGCTATTCGGCTCATTCATTACTGAATAGAAAGGATTCTCGACAATGGCCACAACTTCTTTAGCCATGATCAATTCTTCCTGTCGTCCGGTGTCTTCGTTATAGGCTCGGATCTTTACGTGATGCGGGAACCACTCAAGGATCTTTGCAACCCTGAGAGTTTCGATGTCGTATGAGCCTGATACGTTGGGATTGGTTGTGGTTACAACCGGAGCGAGAGCAACTACGCCTTCGTCAAACATCGAGTGAACAGCATCCTGAATGAATGCTCTTCCGGTCTGATCAAGATTGGCGCTAAGAGTCAGGCAGTTGTTAAGTCTTGTCTTCATGACGTCTTTATATCTACCATTTTGATCAAGCTTAACATGCTCCATCGTCACAGCCGCGCAATCGACCGCGATGCGATTAAAGACATTAGTTACTATAGATCGCTCATTACCGCTGCGTATCCTATAGCGATCTGGGCGATAAGAATACGAGCGTCCGTAGTCATTCGCCGTAGGATCTCTCGGGTTTCTGAAAGCGTTCCAGGCATTCTGGAGCCGCTGAGTTATTGTTGGCATAAGCGGTTACCCCCTCACATACGTCGCGGCATACATAGCTCTAGCGTTAGCGCGAACCTGTCTGACCAGCTCTTTACCGATCTCCTGGTTCTCTTTAGTCATAGAGATGTTAGCTTTCTTGTAGCTCTTCTCCATCTGCTCATACCACTTCTTGCCCTTGAGAGCCGCCTTATTGGCCTTGAACTGAGCCTTTGAAGCTTTCTTAAACGCCTTCTCAGCAGAGCGTTTAGAGGTAAACAGGGAATTAGCTTTGCGCTCAGCCTTATCAAACTTGCGATCTGCTTTGGCCTGTTTCTTTTCAAAGCGAGCGTTGAGCTTGTTGAGTTTCTTTGTGGCCTTAGCGTCGATCTTTGCAAGAGTTGCCGCGTGTTTCTCAACTTTACCAGCTGAGGCCAGTCGTCTAGCTTTATGCACGCCCCACTTCATGCCAATTACGCCGTAATGGTAGAGTTCAGAAGAGCTTAAATCATACGGGCTGTAAGGCGATAGCCATTTGTTATAGCTCATTTCTTTACTTTCCCCCTAAGTTTTACACCGCTGCCCCCGTCAGACGTATTACGTTTACGACTTCTGGGACGGTCACCATGGCTGCTTTCTTTCTTGCCTTTAATCTTTGATAACAGTCCTTTAAGCGTTTTACGAGCTTCGCTGCGCTTCCATTTCTTCTGCCATTCAGGACGATTCTTTTCGTGATTAATTGCGGCATTTGCGTTAAAATACATGGTGCTATAGCCGTTTCTAAAGCTATTAACTTCTCCGTTATAGTCGACAACTCCTCCGGCTACTCCGGTCATAGCTTCTTGAGCTTCAGTAGAGACTTTCTTGTTCTTCCACTTCATGCCCTTAACGCCGTAGTGGTAAAGCTCTGGCTGTTGAGTTGGTTTCCAAAATGTACTCATTCGAATGCATCCTTATTAAGTTTGTAAGCAACGAAAGCGTCCATCATAGCTGCGACGTTATCAATCTTATCTTCGCGTCGAGTCTTATCTAGCTTTCTATTGCCGTTGGTGTCTTCTCTCGTTATGCAGTTAGTCATGGCGAATTCCATAAGTTCTTCGTCAAACAAAAGCATCCGCTCCCCAGCAAGCTTCTTTAGCTCACCGAGAGGAACGGATTCTGTTCTGGCACCCTGTATAACTTTAACAATACCGAAAGGACCGTTTTCCAGTTCCCATCGGTTTACAAATTCTTTGGCGTTGTACGGATCGTAACCAAAGCAGCGTACGTCGTACTTATGCTCTTCGATGAACGAATCAAGATCGTCATAGACCTCCATCATATCCAGCACAGCGCCTTCAAGAACTACTAAACTTCCCTCAGCCAAGAAGTTGTCGTACTTTTGCCGCATAGCTAAAGGAAGATTATGATAGGTCAGATCAGAAATGTAACTTCGAGTCTTGATTCCAAACTGGCCTGAAGGGAGAGGAAACATGAAAGTGAATGCACAGAAGTCATCGCCCTGCGAAAGGTCTGCTCCCATAGCGCACGGCATCTCCCAGAAGTCCCGTTTGCGCCTGTGTCTAATTGTTTCCTCGTAGGTGAAGAAGTAAGTGAAGCCCTCCATAGGAAGACCAAACCTCTTCGCCAAAATATCGTTACGAGCAGCCGGTGCGTTCTCCGCTCTCTCGACCTCTGTCTGGTATGTCTCATACGAAACAGTGATTCCGAGATTGGGGTTAGCCTTAATCCACATGTTGGGGTCGGCTACTTCGGTTACATCGTCTAACTTGTACCACCAGATGGAGACGTGATCGTTAACGTAATCCCCTTTAAGGATCTTCATTAGTTCCATTTTGATGGTGTCGCCACATCCGTTACGAACTGTTCCTTCCGAAGAAGTTGCGATGATCAGCCAGTCATCGATCTTAGCTGCGCCCTGTTCAATAGCACCGACAGGATCCTCTCTGATGTCACCAGACAGCCACTCATCAATGGTGTTCATCTTGGATCTCATACCCTGAAGCTTATCGATCCTCATAGGGCGAATCTCAAGAAGAGAACCTGTGATAAAGTTCTCAATACCCTTCTTAGTCGATGCCAGTTTTACTCTATTTGCTTTAGAACCGGTCGTGTTCTGTAAAGAGCCATCTGTTAAGAACGTGAAGTAGGGGCCTTTTGACCTTGTAATGGCTGTTCGAATTGGCGATAGAATCTCGTCGGCCTGCTTCATAGTAGGCGCCGTCGTGATCTGATATGTCGTAGAAGTGTCTACAGTAAGCGCATAGGCTTGGTGACAGGAAGCGTACAAGGACTTAGAGGCCCCTCGTCCAACTATAAGAAACTGCTTGTTGCGCAGCCTTCTCTTGACACGCTTCTTAACGTAGCGTCCCCTGGTTCCGTGAATGCCGGGCTGCCAGACTCTCTTCTCAAGGAAGTAATACCAGCCCCAGACATCTTCACCCCAGAGTTTAAACGAATCCAGCAAGTGTAGGTCTGATCCATCTGTTAGAGTAAGTTCCTGCTCACAGAATTCGATCCAGCCTTCTACTGCTTTATCGTCGTAATAGTAATCCGGGTTTGCGATCATGGCATCGATACGATTCATCTGCATTTCGATTTCTCTGCAAACCGGAATCTCTCCTCGTAAGACTCGATCCCTGAAGATGCCGTAATACTTAGGCGTTGCTGTGTTTGATAGCATTGTTACTTACCGAAAGCCTTCTTCCTTTTCTCATCAACTTCCTTCTGGCGAGCTGATTCAGCCTGAGTATCTGCAACGGTCTTACGAGTATCAGTTACGATCTTGCTTGGTTCGGGAGATTTAGCAGTGAGTCGTTTGACGGAAGCTTCGCCAAAATTCAAT